TGCCCGACCTCGGCATTAATTTTTGAGAATGATAAAGCCGAGTTTATAGCGGGCGTTATTGTATCTTGTAATTGGGGCATAGCCCCTTGTGGAGTTGATGCGCCGCTCCCGCCGGCGCTTAGTATTGGATTTAGCCCTGCTGCGCGCAAGTCTTCGACTTCGCGTTGATGGGCTGTGTTTGACATTCGTTCTTGGAATGCCATCTGTTCTCTGGAGGCTTTTGTTTGAGCTTGGTTCCTGCGCTCGCCTCCTATTAGTGATGCTCCGCCAGCTATAGCGGCTCCGATGATGATTGGCATTTTTTATTCCTCTCGATTAGCATTTGATCTGCCATTTCTGAGCAGTCTTTTATCGTTAATTGTTGGGTTCCTTCGCGCTTATAGCCGGGGTGCAATATCATTGCTACCAGCGTCGCGAAGTATATATCCCAACGGTCTATATTAGAGTTTTGCACCGAATCCCGGAATTGAATAGATTGGTAATGGCCGAACTGCAGTTACGTTGATATATGCGTCGAATATGAAGTCGGGTTCCGCTGGAACCGCTTCGACGCGTGCCATTGGTACGGTTTCGGTGATGAATGTTGTATCGAGCACGGGCAGGCTTGTAAAGTCCTGTGATAGGTGCCATGCATCGAGTGATGTCGCATGGTTGCTCCTGAATAGCCCTGTAAGCTGCGAATTTTTCATCCTCATCTCGGCCCATCTTTCTTGATAGCCGAAGACGAGGGCGTCGTCTAGGCCTCCCGCTAGGGAGCCTTGAGTGTATATTTCCTTATTTAATACCGCTTGTTCGCCCAAATGGGCTAATGCGGGAAAATAGTGATCGACGCGTGTTGTTCTCGACCATTGTTTGTCGAGTCCTTTTTGATAGGTTAGGTCTGCTCGAACTGATACCAGTCCGAGTATTATTCCGTGTTCCACGAATGATTTTGTGAAGCTCGAAGTTCCTTTAACTGTGCCGATACCGGCCAGTACTCCGAGCTTTTCGTTCGCGGTGCTCTCTGATGTTTGCGCAACTGGATTGATATTGATTGCGCTTGATGATCCCCCTAAAAATTCCGGGCGTTGCAATCTGGAATCCGGGCTTGTAACCCCGAAGTGACTTTTTAGGATTTCTGGAAAACGCGTCCCTCCCCTTGCGTCGCGTTCGACCATTACTTGTAGTTGGATCGAGAGTCGGAGAGCGTTTATTGTTGACGCTGTTGCGTTTGTTAAGTCGGCGTATAGATCAGCGCCTCCTGATGGTGCTTGGCCTGTGTCGAGGTCTACGAAGCTCGAGGACGAGCGTAGAGCTCGTGATGATGATGTTACCGTCGATACTACGCCGGTTATGGCCAAGTGTGCGCCGTCTGTTGTTACTGGCGCTTTGGTGCCTAATGGCAGGGAAATTGCGGCGCCGCGCTGCGGGGCCGGGAGGCAACTCGTAAAATAATCATTCCGCTTGCCACGCTTTTGCAGAGAATAGTCTGCAGGTAGGTCAGGACCGTTGTCTCGGTCTGGTGCAAGGGAGTCCTGTAGATTTTGATCCCTAAACCAATCGTCCCATACAAGTGCATAAGCTCTGTGAAAGAGGGCCGAGTGGGTGAAGTCTGGGATTTCCGTTGGCAGACCGAAGTAATCGTGTATCGAACCGGCGAGATAGCCGGTTCCTGCCGTTGATACCATCTGCGGTATTGTGAAATCAATAGAGTCTCCCGGGTCGATTTGTTCGCCCATCATTTTTTGGAAGTTGTCCCACAGAATTCTGAGGGGTATTGAGAACCAAAATTGGTCGAGAAATAGATTGTCCATAATTGGATAGATTGGTGTGGACATTCTCGCGAATACGTTTGCGTTAACTTTGAAGGTGTCTCCCGGTAGTGTTTCCATTACGCAGAATGGAATTAGGTAATCAGAGTCCATCGATGTTTTATAGCCATGAGATAGGTCGAACGCTGAGCGTTGAACCTGTGCTGGCTCGATGGATGCGAAATTATGCTGCATTACTGATTGTGCCATTAGATTTGATCCTGTGGTTGTGTTTCTGAATTTCCTTTTTCGGGCGCTTTTTGAAGTCGATCGAACATTTCCAGTTGATCGCTTGGTAAGACAAAGTCTTGAGCTAGCCCGATTGGGTGTGGTGTTGCTTTTGATACGATTTTTGCCGTATCGTCATCAAAGTGACCTACGTGAAAGAGTGTGTAATCGGCGGGATTTGCGCCGAATGCGTGCCCTTTATCGTTGGCCGCATTTGTGAAGGTGCGTGTCGCTATCGCGGTGTTTGGCAAGAAGAAGGGCGGTAGGTATGCTTGTGCTTTTGAGTCGTATACTGTGAATATATGAAGTTTCATATTAATTTCCTTTTTAGATTTTTTGTGTTCGCTATTTTTACTTGCTCACGAGTCGCGAGTCGTTCGGGAGTTTGGTCTGATTTGTGTTTTAGGGCTTCCTCGATTCGCTTCGCTTTGATTGGCTCGAGTGCGCCTTGTTCCTCAAGTTCCAGTAGGTAGTCATAATACTTGGGGGGTCGTTGTTGAGTCCCTCTAACAGATATAGAATCGCTTGGAAAGCAATCTGATTTGAATTTGTCGTACCAATCCTTCCCGATACCCGGTCGTCTGGACATTGTTGAGTATTCTTTTTTAAGTTCATGTATTTCACCTGTTATATGATCGCTTCTTGCGTATTTTAAGTAGAAATCGTCTGGTGATCTTGATGATGCGTTGGTTTTTTTTAGTATATATCGCGCCACATAAGCGGCGCTTTCAAATGTTAGATCACCAACAGAAGTATGGCCATGAGTCCAAAGAGCATCCAGATGATTAGAAGTATAAAGATTAATACCTTCTTTACTAGTCCAGAGATCCCTGTCGCTGAACTGATAATTGAAAATAAGAGCGTGGTAATGCGGACGAGCAATGAAATTGTTTTCCGGAGTTGGCTGGCCATATTCGCCTGAATGAAAGTATCTTATTTTTTTGGGGGAGATTTCTTTTCGAAATCGTTTCATGAAGTCTTGGAAGTGATCGACTATCAGTGAGTGATCCCACGGTAGGTTTTCGTCGTTATACGTTAATGTTATAAAGCAATTTTCGTCGTACCCATGAGATTCGTGGAGACAGCGGACTGCCCATTGACGAGAATATTCTAAGCGGCATCCGTAGCACTGGCCACAGGGTAGTTGGAGTTTCGTCCCCGAGCTGCTTTTTGATTTGTCGAATACAATTGTACGTTTTCCGGTAATGGTCAAATTGTTCGACCGGTATGCTGTAACCGGTTTGTAGCATGGCATCGTCGAGAAGGTTTATAGTCTTCCGCCGCCGCGTGCGGGGCGTGGTGTGATGTTTGCTCTATGAGTTGAATTCGCTGATCTAGCGAATTGTTTTTTGCTTGACTTGCCTGATACTTTTTGGCGTCTGCGCATGTTTCTATCCTCAAGTGCGATTTTTCAGGTTTATTACGTCCGTAATCTGTGACTGCGGGTGATCGCGAACCGACGTTGTGATGAACGCGGATTGAGAATAGGTTTTTTTTAAGCCTTTTGCAAGGCTTTTTGACTGACGGTGTCAGTCGTTACAGTTACATCAAGTGGATTAACTGTAACCCCCTCCTTTTGATGGTTCCCCAGAGGGGCACCTTTTTGGTGTTTTTTGGTTTTTTTGTGTTTGAGAGTCAATGACTCTCGGGGGCGCGTCGCGATGCGACTAGCCCCCACTCCGCCCCCAGCTAGCGGAGCTTAAACTCGCGAGGGCGCTCGTAGGTTTTGCAACGCTTTCAGCGTTAAAAGCGGTTAGGCAAGGAAAAGCCAGATAGAGATTATATTTTCTAAGTGGCTTTTTTACTTGCGTGCTTTTTTATAGTTTCGCTGGCGTTGGTGGTGGTTCAGCCTTTAGTGGTGTGGCTGGTGTTTTTGGCTCCTCTGCTTTTGTTGGGGTTGGTGTTACCGGTGGTTCCGGTATTGATGGTTTGCCGGGTGGTACGGGTTTACCTTCCTCCGGCTTTGCGAGCTTCATTTTTATGAGCTCGTCTTTGTTGTCCGGGTTCTGGACGAAGTCCAAGAATAGACCCGGTTTGTTTTCGAATTTATTTCGAATTTCTGATGGTAGGTCGTCGAACATTTGTTGTGCATTCGCTACGATGATATTTGCCTCGAAGAAATCGAGGCTTGTTGTGTCGCCGTACCTTCCCTCATATTGATTGATATAGTCTGACGATATGCCGCGCATGGCTTTCGCCCATATTTTATTTATGTCGGCCTCGTCTTTATGTGATTGTTCGGTTTTCCCTTGTTTTGGGAAGCTGATTCCTACTGGCTTTGTGCCGTTAGTTCTTTTTGACATTAGTTTCTACCTGATCCGGTTAGTGATTGCATGAATTCGCGTATCCACGCGAGAATTTGTCCGACTTCTGTTTCGGCGATTTCGCCGCGTCTAGCAGCCAGGACGAGTTCTTGTTGAGCAATGTCGAGCATTACTTCCGCCTGGTCGATAGTTATCTCTGCTGTTATGGCTTCCCATTGTGCTTTTACGGTTCGCCATATTTCGCCTTCCTTTTGATACCATGCTGTGATGGTTTCGTTGGCGAGTTTTCTTGTATTTTGTTCAAGTTGCCCGACCTCGGCATTAATTTTTGAGAATGATAAAGCCGAGTTTATAGCGGGCGTTATTGTATCTTGTAATTGGGGCATAGCCCCTTGTGGAGTTGATGCGCCGCTCCCGCCGGCGCTTAGTATTGGATTTAGCCCTGCTGCG